AATAATCTTAAAAAACTTTTGGATAAATATAACCCTCAAGAATGGAGTTATGCATTTTCAAATATGATTACAAGTGAATGGGTAACAGAAAGCAAAAACGCAACGCCTGACCATTTTTTAAGACCTGCTAATTTTGAAAAATATTTAAACCAAGTTAAAGAAGAAGAAACTTTTAAATTTCCACACTCATGATAGAAGGATTCAAAATAACAGAACAAGGGGATGTTTGTGATAAACTATATAAACATCGAGATAATTATCATTTGAAAGGAAAATATTTAGGATTTGAACTATTACACAAACATTATTCAATGAGTCTAGGTAATTGTACTGATTGGACTGGATACCCACAAAGCGGTAAAACTCAATTCTTAATGGAATGTTTAATTAATACTTCAAAGTTTTATGAATGGAAACATTTAGTTTATTTTCCTGATGTAGGTAATAACGTTGAAATAGTTGCAGACCTTATTCAAAAAAAGACAGGCAAAAGTTTTGACCCAAATGCAAATAACGTAATAACCGATAAAGAAATTACATATGCTATGGAATGGGTAATAAGGCATTTTAGCATAGTAACAAGGGAAAATACAAAAGGAAAGATTACACCTCAATCATTTTGGGAATGGGCAGCTGAATTAAAATCTGAATACGGATTACATACTGCATCAATAGATAGTTGGAAAGATATGAATCACGATTACGAAAAGTATGGTGGTTATGCTCAATATTTAGAATATATTTTACCATTGAGAAATCATATTGCAGAAGAAAATAATTTACATTTTCATACAATTATACACCCCAAATTAACTGAAAAGGAAAACGGAAAACGTAATGCTCCAAATCCTTACGATTTAAAAGGTGGTAGTGAATGGTATAACTCGGGAAAGTGCATGATAACAGTTCATAGGGAAAACCCTGAATATAATGAAGCTGACATTATTTTCAATAAAATTAAACCACGCTCAAATGGAGAACCAGGAATGATAAAAATGAAATTTGATAAATCTAGTTTATGTTATTATTTAGATGAAAATATTGGTGGTAATTTTGTAAAATTGTTTGCGTGTGAAGAAAATAAACAACAAACAGTTTCGAATAGCTTCCCAACTAAGCAACTACCAAAACAAGAACCCGATATTGTAAACGGAAAAGAACTGCTATCTTTTAGCGAAAAAATGAAACAAACACCTTTTTAATTATGCTGAATATAACGAATGAAGATAACATGGAGCTGATGGCTCGTTATCCTGATAAGTATTTTGACTTGGCAATAGTAGACCCGCCTTATGGGATTAATGCAGATGAAAACGCTTTTAAAAATGGTGTTAATTGTAAAGCAAATGGTTTTAAAGAACATAAAAAAAGAAACTGGGATAACTCAATACCAACAAAAGATTATTTTAATGAGTTGTTTCGTGTTTCTAAAAATCAAATAATTTGGGGTGGTAATTACTTTACTGAATATTTAAAGCCTGTGATGAGTTGGATAATTTGGGATAAAATGCAATACAATTTTTCATTTTCTCATGGTGAAATGGCGTGGAATAGTTTTAATACTAAATTATTAATTTATAAATATGCAAGGGGAAATGAAAGTGGATTTGCACCTAAAATACCTCAAGGAATGAAGCAAGGGTTAAACATACATCCAACACAAAAACCAATAGCTTTATATAAATATTGTTTAGACACTTTCGCAAAGCAAGGAGATAAAATACTTGACACTCATTTAGGTAGTGGAAGTATAGCAATAGCATGCCATGATTACGGATTTGACTTAACAGCGTGTGAACTTGACAAAGAGTATTTTGATAAAGCAATGGAGAGAATAAATAACCATACAAAGCAATTAAAACTATTTTAAAATTATATTATGCATTTACAGATAAAAAATGAATATTTGATAATTAAACCATGCAAAAACAAGAATAAATGGACGAATTAAATTTAATTTCAGCGAGTGTGAAGCTGAACAATGTATTTCTAAAAGTAAAACTATCACTTGAAGAAATCAAAGAAAAACACGGACAAAGAACTGACTTAATAGATTCAATGGAAAGAACTTTAGTTGATATAATGGAAGTTAAAGCAACTTATTTAACACTAGAAAAAGAGTTTAGGTCTGCAGTTTCAAGTCAATACAGATTAGAACATCAAAACATGGATTTAAAATTTAAAATCAAAGACTTAGAAAGTCAACTAAAATATAAAGATGTCACGCTGTAAAAATTGTAAAGAAAAGTTTGAGCCTGCTCGCTTTAATCAAAAATACTGCTTAGAATCGGAGTGCGTCCGTGTTTGGGTAGAATCCGAAAAGGCAAAACAATGGAAAAAAAAGAAAGCTAAAGCTAAGTTAGAATTAATGACTTTGAGTGATTACATTAAACTAACCCAACAAGTCTTTAATAAATATATTAGGATAAAAGCAAGGGGCGGTTATTGTGTTTCCTGTGGTTCTGAATTAAAAAGCAAATTTGACGCTGGACATTACATGAATGCAAATAATCATTGGGCGGTTAGATTTGATGAAAGAAACGTTTGGGCGCAGTGCGTTAATTGTAACCAGCATAAACACGGAAATTTAACATTATGGGGAAGAGTGGGTTCAACAACTTGAACAAGACGCAAAGAAAACACGGAAATTCACGATTGAAGAACTAAAAGAAATAATAAAAGAGTATAAACTAAAAATCAAACAATATGAAACCAACTAAAGAAACAGAAAAGAAACTACTAGCATTGTGCGGTGTGCTGCCTGTACTCGCTGATTTTATCGAAGACTTGAATATGGAGCATATTTTCACAAAAAACATTAAACGTAAGGCTAACTTGTTACTGGAAGAAATCAGAAAAACGGATGAAGGTATTTTGAAAAACACGGACTTACAAAGCCAAACCCAACAGATAGACATCCAGATAGCATTTAGACAATGGGTAAACGAAAACTTTAATGATTAAGCTATGACTAGAGAAGAAAAGTGCAAGTTAGCGATTGAAAGAGGTTATACATATGACCCTAAAACTGGAATAATTTATAGTAGGTTTGGCAAACCTATAACTTATAAGAGTTACAATAGATATGTTCAATTTACTTTATCCGTTAATAATATAAAATACAAAGTATTTGCGCATCAATTTGCTTGGTATTGGGTAAATAAAGAATGTGTTGAGGAAATAGACCATATAAACAGTGTTAAATATGATAATCGAATAGAAAATTTGAGGGGTGTAACTAAACATCAGAATCAATGGAATAGGCAAAAAGTAAAAGGTTATACATTCGATAGGAATAGAAATAAATGGAAGGCAAATATAGAATACAATAAAAATAAAATATACTTAGGTTCATTTGATACTAAAGATGAAGCACGAAATGCATATTTAGCAGCAAAAGAAATTTATCACAAAATTTAATATATTTTTTTGTTTCTTATTGTTATATTAAAAAGAATAGTTATATTTGTAAAACAATTAAACTTTATATTATGAAAAAGCTATTAGAAATTCAGGCAGAATTAAAATGCCCAAAGGGAAGCCTTAACAAGTTTGGTAATTACAAGTATCGTAGTGCTGAACAAATTTTAGAATCAGTAAAACCATTGCTACAAAAATACGGAGCAGTTTTAAGACTTACTGATGATATTATTCAAGTAGGAAACAAACTTTTTTTAAAAGCAACTGCAACGATTAGTTTCGATAAGGATTGTTTATCAGTAAATGGATTTGCAGAACTTGGAGAACACAAAGGAATGTCCTCCGAGCAATGTACTGGTACGGCTTCAAGTTACGCACGTAAATATGCGTTAAATGGTTTGTTTTTAATTGACGAAACTGAAAGCGACCCTGACTCAAAAGACAACACTAAGCAAGAAACCAAAAACACGGAAACTAAAAAACCTGCAATAGATAACGCACGTTTTGAAAAAGCTATTGAATCAATAAGAAATAGTGAATTTACAGTAGAACAACTACAAGCTAAATTTGAATTAACTGAGTTACAAAGCAAAGCATTGTTATTAATAAACCAATAGTTATGAAAGTGCAAGAAAATGCAAGAGAATTAGTTGATTATTATAGAACATTAATTAGAAAGGCAGATGTATATAATAATTTAAATCCATATGATGAAATAGATTTAGCAAAACAAGCTGTTTTAAAAGCTGTAAATGAAATAATAAAACAATGTTGGGACTATCGTGATATTGATTTAGGAGCAAATTATGATTATTGGATCAAAGTAAAACACGAAATAGAAGAAAACATATGAAAATTCGAGCATCACAATTAGGTAAGATTATGACTTCCCCAAAAACCAAAGGGGAAGTTTTATCCAAGACTTGTAAAACCTACATTCAGGAGTTAGCAATCGAAAACACGTATGGAATCCGTAAGGAGTTCTGGAGTAGATATACCGACAAAGGCAACGAATGCGAAGATGAAGCTATTGAACTTGTAAACGATGTTTTAAACTTAGGTTTTATATTCAAGAATGATGAGAATTTAAGCAACGAATGGATTACAGGAACACCAGACGTAAACACGAACGAAATTTTATTAGACGTAAAAACAAGTTGGGACGCGACTACATTTCCGTTTTTTGAAGATGAAATTCCAAACAAAGACTACTATTTTCAGTTGCAGGGTTATTTATGGTTAACAGGCAAAACGGAAGCACTTTTATGTTACTGCCTAGTAAATACACCTTTTCAGATAGTTGAAGACGAAGTTAGGCGTGAACATTGGAAACAAGGGTTAATAGATGAAAATTTGGATGTAAGGGACTTTGTGCAAAAGAAACATAACTTTGACCACATACCAAAAGAAAAGCGCGTGAAAGTCTTTAAAATAGCAAAAGACGAAGAAATAATTGAAAAGATTAAACAACGAGTAGAAGAATGTAGGGAATATTATAACAATTTATTAATTAATCTTTAAATCAGAATAAGATGAATGAACTAAAACTAATGGGGTACTATATTAATTGCACCCGAACTGACCAAGTCGTACAAATTAAAGACTTACAGCGTGGACGCGTGTGGTACGAAGTAATACGACAAAACGACAGAAACACGATTACAGATTTTTGCTGTACTGAACAAAGATTTAAAAACCTATATATACAAAAGAAATGAAAGACAGTATCGTTGAATCAGTGATAAACAAGTTTAAAGACCGTTCTAACGTAGGAATACATAAATACGGAACAACACTAGACAGAAATGATTTAACAACCTTAGAATGGATAAACCACGCACAAGAAGAGGCAATGGATTTTATCCTGTATTTAGAAAAATTAAAACAAATAAATAAATAAAAATGGAAAAGAGAGACAACAGTGGAGCATTGTTCACTAACGACAAAAGACAAAAAGAAACACACGCACACTACCAAGGTAAGGCAACTATTAACGGAGTTGATTATTACGTTTCAAGTTGGGTAAAAGACGGAGCAAAAGGAAAATATCAGTCTTTAAGTTTTAAACCAGTTCAGGAAACTGCGAAACAACCCCAAAAGAGTGGATTTGATGACTTTTTAAATGGCTTATGATAGAATCACACGTTTTGAGTAATGTAAACGATATAACGCGAAATATGATTAATGATTATATACAGAAACACGGAATAACATTGAACGCATTTTCTAAGTTAGTCGGAATCAACCAACCTATCTTATTTAAGTTTGTGAATTATAAAAAAAATGTAAGCACAAAAACGATTGAAAAGGTAGGTAAATTCTTTAATAACTGAGGTTCGGCAAAACCTACCCCCTATTCAAATCAAAAACCTGGGAAGTAATTGCATAAATACAGATAGGGGGTTTTTAAAATTTGGCTCTGGTAAACCAACAGAAAGACCGCTATGGTTAACGGATTGTGAAACACGGTCGCCCACACTTAGCGGTTATTTTCAGAGGGAACGTAAAAAACTCCCTCTTTTTTTCGTTAGATGTTATGCTTTTTAGTATATTTGCATAAACAATTAAACTTAGAAATTATGAAAGATTTATTTTACAGCTGCGAAGAGTGTGACGGTTGGGGATTCGTAACTATTGATT